CTCAGGCAGCCAAGGGAGTAGATTACGCATTGCAGAGAATTGCGAGGATTTTAGGTCCACGGTATCCCTCCATATCGAAATTGTTCTTTAAAGAAAGATTTAAAATGCTGGAGATAGCATGGCCAAGTAATATACCTTGTACTGATAGTAGACACGAATTATGTGAGTGTGAGTTGCAGATAACATTGCCCGAGAAATTAGAGCGGATGAAAGTGAACTCCCCTCGATATTCTGGTACGGTGAGGCAATCATTGCAGGATATGATCTTATATGCGATGGCGGTGATAGCAGCGAACTTTGATTATTCGGTCGATTTTGTGCCGATATCAAGGAACGTACAGAGTGTGTTGACGACGCTACGTATAGATGCAGGTGCATATCAGAATTTAACACGAGTACCTCCCTATTTTCATACACACAATACGACTCGTCCTTCCGAGTTACCAGTCCCCACGGAATCGGTTTCCCGGATTTTTCAGTTAGCGGATGTCTTGTATTTTTCGCGTAGAGGAGTAGGACTCAGTGAGAGTGATTTACGGCAGGAGGTATGGCGTGTTGCCGATGGTCGGACGTGGAAGGAAGATACTATGATTCCATCCCTGGCTGTTTTAGCAGCACGCAGGGCTTCACCGTATAACCTTGCGGTTGGTGGGTATTCCCCAGATAGACCTTATACTAGGTCAGCACTAGCAGATCTTCATTCAAGCAAATTTTCAAAACAGGCTGCGGTGTATGGGAGGAATGTTAAATTTTTAAATGAGTATGCCCGAGCGTTAGCGCCATTAATGCCTAGAGCATTGGATATGCTATATCGCATATTAGACACGAGGCAATACTTCGGGAAGTATGAATTTAGCCCAGATCCAACATATATTACCTCGATATATTTGGGTGCTAGCTCAGGGGATGCTCCAGGGCCCGAGCTTATAACAGAAACTGAGACGGGGATACCGATTTTTGTGAGTCCCCGGGGAAAGAAATTTGAGTCCCATGAACGAGCCGTGAAGAATGTTAATCGCATGTTCCGTGAGTCATCATATGGGGTGCCAGTGCTTCGTAATAAGGCATGGGTAATGAAGGGAAAGGATGAGACTTATGGAAAATATGAGAAATATCTATTAGAGGATTACCAGAAGTATGCAGACAAATTTCGTTTCTTTGTGATCCCGAGTGATGAGGAGTCTCTTACGGAACGAGTTTTGTTTACCTTGCGACAGAATTTAGAGCGTGGCTATATTTGTATAGGCCACACATGGTCGTATGGCGGGGCAGATCGTATAGCGGAGTTGTTACACTATGACTGGCAGGACCCGACAGCGGCCGTATATTCGATGGGTGATTTGATAAATTGTGATCAGTCACTACATAGGGTATTGCTGGAATTTTTTGTAGCACATGGCGGGATTTATTATAATAGAAAAAGTCGAGCGTGGCCAATTTATAAGAAAATGTTAAAGACGATCTTTGACTGGTTAATAACGAGGATAACACATGTTTATGCCGGGGTATGGGTGGTCGTTCATGGAGGTGTACCTTCGGGATCGGTGGTGACTTCACATGCGGATTCTTGGGTATCTTTGTTATTATTTTGTTTATGGTGCTGTTATGAGATATCGCGCATAATTGACGCAGAAGTAGCTATGGCCGCAACGGAGGCTTTACTACATATGCAGTTGATTATGATAGTTTACGGAGATGATCTCATACATCGATGTCCTAGGGTATTAGAAGAGACTTTTGGCTTTGCGCGTTATATAGCATGGGCACGACAGTTTTTCGATATGCACTTTAAGGATATTAAGATCGATAAGCCCCTGTTGTCGATTGTTTCGGAGAGTGGTTCTGTGATAGAAGATGGATGTTCTTTTTTACATCGACGATTGGTTCTCAATCCGTGGAAAGGAGAGAAACAGCCTAAATTACTAGCATGGAGGCCAATTTCTGACTATTCTTATCGCCTTGTGTATGGACGGGAACCAGACCCGTGTCGAAATGTTATGGATGTTATGCTATCTGCAATGGGAATGGCCTATGATTCGTACGCGGCGAATCTTGATTCCTATAACTACCTGCGTGATGTGTTTATGCTGGGCTTTAGTTATATTAAGGTTAAAGTGACTGATGTGAATGAAGTCTTATTTAGGCACTTTCAGGCTAAGAGGGGCGGAGATTTGTCTCAGTACCTCCGGAAAGGGAAAATGTCGCTAGAAGAATTGAGGAATGGGTTCCCGAAATTAGCCACATTGGTAAAAAAAAATCAAGTTGATAGGGAAAAATGGTCATTGCGAAATTTTCCTAATGAGGAAATGTCCATGTTTTCTGTTGATGATGATTTTTAAAGTGGAAAAAATAAAAAGTGTACTTCGCCTCTACTGATATGGGGTCTACTGATTCTTAGGTTGAGGTGTTAAGGAGAAAAAAAAAAAAAAAAAAAAAACACCCCAAAGGGAAGGGGCGCGGGGGGGAAAAAAGAGGAGAAAAAGAAGAGAGGAC